ACTCGACCAATGACGGTTATATCTCAATCCTTGATACTGTTTACTGGATGGATAAGGACGATATTTACGCCTATTCAGGTGGAATTAAGCCAACGCCATTAATGCAAGCACTGGATTTAAGAAAGCTTTATAGACAGTACGTTGACGAGGATTCTTACCTTGCCTACGATAAACTTGAAAATGAGTTATGGGTAATATTAGACGAAATAATATTTGTATACCAGGTTGAACGGAAAGCTTGGTATATCCGCGATACTGATATATTACCAACGTTTGCATTTAGGGATTACGATAAGAACCTTATAGTAGGAGCTAATACGGCTTTAGCATCGCTACCAGCAACAACAACAAAACTTGTAAATTACAATCATTCGCTTACGGATTTTGATGAAGCGATTAACTATAAAATAATCACAAAGATCATTGATCTATATACGCCAGAGAAAACCAAAAAAACAGAGGAACTTACAATACCAATAGTATCAAACTATGGTGTTAAAGTTACAGTCGATGATCCCGATAAATCACAAAGTAAGAATGATACAAAAACGCCGGATACTTCAGAGATAAAAGTTACACGTTTTTGGATGCAATATTTATTTAAGCAATTGCAGATCACGTTTGAGAATGGACTAACAGGTGGTGATCAAAGCGATATGCTGACTAAAATCAGACGTATGAAAATGAAATTGGATGTATGGTAATATGGCATTAAAAAGTGGAATAGATTGGAAATTTAAAAGAAGGCCAATAAAAATAAGTGGACAGGATGATATATCGCCAGATGGACTTGAAAAGGTGTTTTCTCATTACGACAAAATACTTACGCATTTATTTGAAAGAACCGATAATATTAAAGATTTAACGGTTGATGGTGATATTACTTGTGAAAGTATTTATGTTGATGGAGATTCAATCTATATCGGCGGCGTTAAATTATCAAAGCCCACAGATGCTCAAGACGGATATTATCTAAAATACGATAAAGGCAACGCAGTAATCGATTTAGACTCGACAAGTACTCCGGCTTCACATTCGAGTTCACATGAAAATGGCGGAGCTGATGAGATTAGTATAGCTGGTTTGAGTGGTGAACCAGAAGTAACAGATGAATTAAAACGTTATTCATTACTGGTGGGATAATGGCAATACAGGAAAAACAATTAGCCCAGGCAAGAGAGAATAGTACCAATGCGGTTTCTGTGTATAGTCCAGGAGCCGTTACGGCTGTGATAAAAACAATTGTGGTTTGTAATCAGACAGCGAATGATGAAACATTCAGGATATTTCTTGATGATGATGGGACGACATACGATCAAGGTACAGCTTTATATTATGATGTTCCAATCTCAGCAAATAGTACAGTACAAATAGATACGTTTTGGGCTATGAATGACGCAACTGGAAATTTAGCATATAGAAGCAGTACGGCTAACGCTTTGACGATAACTGTATTCGGAGCGGAGATCACATGAGTGGGATAACAACATTGGCAAAGGCGATATGGGGAAAGATAAGTGATTCGGTTTATAAAGTTCCGAGACTTGATGCTTCTACTCATTCTATCCAGACGGTAGATTATGCTCATCACGAAATACATGGTGGGAGTGGTTGGGATATAAGTGAGAAAGCAGACCTGCCAGCCGATGATTTTTTAGATGTAAGAATTACAACGGCTGCTGGTACAAAATATGTTCACCTGACAATTGAATATCATAGTGAAGATGAAACAGAATGGTGGCTATACGAGGATGTAGATTTAGATACAGCTCATGGTGCTGGTGGTGATGTTGTAGATTTAACCCCACGTAACCATCGTAGACCAAGTGGCGACTCTGGTACGATAATTACAGCGAGTTATATCATTAATACCAACTTAGCCAATGCAGATGCTGATACAGATACAACTGATGGTGCTATCTTATTGGCGCATGGTCAACAGGGAGCGGGTAGAAATAAACCTTCTACTGGGGGAAGTAGAGAGGAATGGATTTTAGCACCTGATGAAGATTATACATTACGATTTGAAGATATAGGTGGATCAGCGGGATATGTTGCTTTTCACTTAGATTGGTACGAACATACAGATAAAGATTAAATAATTTGGAGATATAAAATGCCATATTCAGCAATAGCCTCAACGATTCTGAGTTATATTCTGAATCAATACAGCCAGGGGAAGCAGGAACAAGAGCTTAAATCGCTCAAACCCGATGAGAGCAAATTAACTTTAAGTGATTCAGATATAAGCAAAATGAAGGGCAATATTTTAGGTGATATACTTAAAAAACAAGCACTTACTCAGAAAAACATTAAACAGGTTGGATCGGCAAAACGTTTGCCTTCCGGTGCCATCGGTACACAATTAACCGAAAGCGATGCCGAGACTAATCGTGCAGTTTCAAGGGTAGAAGGCGATTTAACCAGAGAAAAACTCAGATCGCAGTTGAATTTTCAAGGATTGATGAATCAGTACGGGCAAGGGCAATTAAATTTTATGCAGAATCAAAATTTATCAAATCAATCGTACCTGGGTAATTTGAGTAAAATATTAATGTTGTGGGAAGGTGGTTATTTTAATAAAGACCAGCAACAACAACCACAACAATATGAAACAAGAGGACCAGTTTAAGAGGAATTTACTATGGCAATCTTTGATATACAGGGCAATCCTGCTAATACGTTCTTCAGGCCGATAATGAATGCAGTCGATTTAATGACGCAAGATACTATTCAAAAAAGAAGAATGGATCAGCAAGAGGAATTCCGGCGTGAATATTGGAACAAACAGGGAGAACGGATTAAAGAACAACGCGAAGTTACCGATGAACGCGCACGAAAAAAAGGAATATTTGACCTATTAACCGATCGAGCAGGAGATAAAACCTTAACACCAGATGCCAGGACAAGGGCAGATAAGGGAGCATTAAATTTACTTTCTGGTGGTGAAATTGATGTAAGATCGTTAAAGCCGGAGGATTATAAAAAAGAAGAAAAAGAAGAACTTATACCCGTATCAGACATGATGAAAAAACATTTTCCGCATCTTAAAGATAAACCTCCTTTACCAAGGTCTGTTTGGATTCCGTTTGAGAAAAAGGCTTATGATCGCGAAAAAGATTTGCAAGATCGTATAAACAACCCACCAAAACCGCCTCAAATACCAACAGACCCTATAGCTAAGGATATAAAAAACAAACTTAATAACGCAAGAACGCTTTTACGGGGAGGCATACAAACGGAGTTTGTTGATGACGATAAACTATCCTTCAAAAAAGCGGCGATTGACAAAAAAAGAGCAGCTAAATATCTCAAAACGGCGGAGACTTTATTAGATAGGAGAAATGCCTTCTTAGCTGGCAAGGGCAAATGGACAGACGAGGACGACGAACGAGCAGTAAGGATTCTACAGGAATTAGAGTATTATGAATCATCTGATGAACAGGTTCCTGGACTTGGGGAACCAAATACTGTAAATAAATTTAATAGTGTAAATTGGGCTAAATAAATTGGGTGAATTAGAAAAAATATATAAGATAGTTGCCGAGGATTACGAAGTCCCTGATTATAATATTTTCGCTAAAACGATGTTAAATCGTGACGAAAGGCGTAATTTTTATAATGAACTTTCCGCTAATCCCAAATATGAATTACCTAAATTTGATAGTTTTAGCAGGACAATTTTGCCTGATTTGGCAGCATTGCCTGAAAGTGTTAGACAAAAACAACACGAGAGAAAACCTGTAGCGCAGCAAGATACTACACCACAACAAGAAAGCGAGAGCCCTTTAGATGCTATGGTTGCCAATATCGCAGGAATTCCACATACACCTACTATGTATCAGCAGGACGATGAACCGGAAGTTGACGCTATTACTGGTGCATCTGGTAGGGATGATGATATTGGTGATGTGTGGAAAACAGGCGTAAAACAAGCGGTTGGTATGCCAGCCGATATGCTGAAATGGTTTGAGAACTTAATCCCTGAAATGCAGATGCCGATTAACCTTGATCCCGAAGATGAAAAACTATTAAAAGAACAGGAATTAAAGCCGCTATCGGATATTGCTGAGAAAATATATGACTACCAGGGATCGATTGAAGCCGAAGAACCTACGGGTGAATACGCTAAACCACCAGAATCGTTATGGGGATATGCCGATCCAAGCCGTATTTATATGACATTTGCCCACAACGTACCACAAATGGGTGCTTTTATGGCTGCTACACTGATTAATCCTTATGTTGGATTTGTGACAATGGGTGCTGCTGAAGGTGGTAGCGCGGTAAAAGCCATAGAGGATTATGAAGAACAGACAGGTATAAAAGTTGATAGTGATTATAAAAAACTCATGCCTGCCGCTGTAGGTGCTTTAAATGGTGCGCTTGAGTTGGTCGGTATTAATAAAATATTAAAAGCTGGCGATGTCCCTGGATTAAAGGGTAAAATATTAAGTGCTTTAATTGCCACCGGAGTTGAAGGTACCACTGAGGGTATGCAGGAAGTCAACCAGATATTAGGTGAAAGTGGTTATCGAGAAATTGAGCCTGAAGAATGGCAAAGAGTTATTGAAAGTTTCTACGCTGGCACAATACTTGGGTTCGCTGGTGCTGGTGGTAAAACTGCAATTGAAATAGTTAAAGATTTACCAAAAGGGAAAGAAGAAACTGTAACTACCGAAGAAGAATTAACAGGTAAAGAAAAAGGAACTTTAGATTATTCAGAGGTTGGTGGTAGTTTTGAAGAATCACCAGCAGGAAAGGAGGCTGAAGAGGCCTTGCAAGGGGAAGAAGAAACGGAAGTTCCGGAAACCATTAAAAAGAAAGGTTTCACCGAAAAAGCCAAAGAGCGTGCGAAAAAGGTAAGGCAAGCTCATAAACGCGCTGAGAAGCCCCCAGAGGGTCGAAAACCCACGCCTACAGAGACGATCTCCCCCGAACCCATACCAGAGGTGGGTAAAAAAGTAAAGTCTGAAGAGCAGACTTATTCGGTCGATAATCTTAAAAAGATAGAGTTTAATGAGTTTGAAAAACTCTATCGTCAAGCATTTAAAGAAAATATGAAATACCCCCCTGATCAAGTCGGAAGCAAAATCTGGTCTGAAAGGATGGCAAATTTTGAAGAAGCGAACCCGGACTGGGTTAGCCAGATTGAAGAAAAGGTAACGCCCGTTACCCATGAAGCTACTGTGAAAGATGAAGAAAGTGTTAAACAGTTATTAAAAGACAAATTTGCCTATGATGAAAGCAAGGCAAGCGCAACTGCTAAAATTATTGATAAGGTTAATGATTGGTTCGCGAAGAAAACCGGCAAGTCAAAAGAGGAACTTTATCAGGAGAATATTGCTGAAATTCGGAAGGGTACGGAAGCTGAAGGTCTGAAAATGCGCCAGTTGGTGCAGAAACAGGAAAAACGGGAAAGAGGTAGGGTTAATTTTCAGGAAATGGCCGGAACCAGTACAAAAGGTGAAAAAATTGTTAAAGCCGTTGTGAAAATTGGCGATAAAATATATCGAGGTAGGAATCATTCAGAAGCAATTGAACAGGCGATAGAAGAAGGGCAATTGGTTTTTGACGAAGATGGTTATGTTAGAGATAAAGACGGTTATGATATGTTCGGTTCAGATTTTGCCGATTTATTTGAAACTGATAAAGGCAGGATTATTAATCGTTACGAGGCTTTAGATGAATTTGGTTCAGCGGCTTCAGAAGGTTACGCATTGATGCAAGATGATTTAAATAATAAAGTTATACCGGATTTTGACAATGCGAATTCAACGCAAGATGCCATTGCATTAGGTATGGCTTTAAAGAATAATCCTGATATGATACCTGAAGTTGAGAAACGCCAGGCTGATTTAATCGCAAAGTATAAAGACTTAATGGCAAAGGGTAAGGCTGAAGAATCTTTCGATTATGCTTTCCCTGCTTCACTATATCGTGAATCTCTGGAAATTGCCAAAGGTGAGAAGGCTGGTCCAGCACTTGAGGAATATGGTAAGGAACGTGGTATTGAGCCTTTGTTTCAGTACGAACACTACGAACCAGAACAAAAGAAGAATTTTGATAACTGGTTTGCTGGTTCAAAAGTGGTGGATGAAAAAGGTGAGCCGAAAGTTGTTTATTCAGGTCATTATAATACTTTTGCTTATGGCGAGAAATATAAACCAAGCGTATCTGAATCCGGTGGTTTTTATTCTACTGAGGATCCCGAAATTGCTTCAAATTATGCTTTAGGTAAATATTTTCGTGCAGAACGAATGGACGGAAGTCAATATCGATTCAAAAAAGGGAAAGGATTAAAATACTCTGGTAGGATATGGGATGTAGAGCTAACAGATAAGCAGAAAAAAATAATTGATCGAATGGTTTCTGAGAAAGATGAGAACGGTGATCCCAAATATGAAATAGCTGAAATGCCGAAGTATATAGAGGAAAATAGAAAATACGATAGGGCGGTAGATCGTATGGCTTATCGTGGTGGTGTTTATGACCTGGAAAGCATTTATAAATTTTATGAATGGATGGGTTATAATATTGTTTATGACAACGAAGATGTTGACACAACTGTACCATATTTTCTAAGACAAGAAAAATCAAGATTTGAAAATATAATGGATAAACTCGGTGTTAAATGGCAATCGTTTGATAGATCACAACCTGGCGTATATCCTTTATACTTGTCAATTCAAAACCCGATTGATGTATCAAAACCATTCCCAAAAGATGTATTGCAAGGATTAAAAAACAAATCGAAATATGAACGATCTGATATTCAATGGCAGCAATCATTAAAATTGCTCGTAGAAAATGTTGAAAATGATGAAAAATCAAGGCAGGAAAATCCAAATTTTAATCCTACCTGGCCAACCACGATACCTAAAAAAGCTGTGGGCGTGTTTAATGATTTTGGATATGATGGGATTGAGGATATGGGAGGAAAAACCGTATTAGCTGGTGGCCCTCATCATAAGGTTTGGATAGCATTTAATCCAGGGCAGATAAAGTCCGCAACTGGAAATATAGGGACATTTGATCCTACGAATCCAAGTATTCTACAACAAGGCCCAAAGGGTGCGGTAGAGTTTCTTGCAGATGGCAGGGCTATTGTTCATGCCTTAGAAAATCCAAACGCCTCCACTGCTATCCATGAGTTTGCTCATGTTTGGCTTAATATGATACAGAAATACGGTTTGAAATATGATTTAGGCGTAGTTCTAAAATGGGCCGGATCAAAATCAGTTACATCCAAGACACAAGAAAAATTCGCCAGAGGCGTTGAGCGATACTTGAGAACCGGCAAAGCGCCTACTCCGGAACTGCAACGGATATTTGAAAAATTTAAGGATTGGCTAAAAGAAATCTATAGCACTATCAAAGGCTCACCAATCGATATAAAACTTAGTCCGGCGATGAAAGATTTGTTTGATGAAATGTTTGGTGGTGAGAAAACTCGTACTATTAAAGAAGTTGGCAAGAAAAAACCCACAAAGACGCGTGATATCAAAACCGTTGGTGATTGGGTTAAAGCTCGGATGGAAGATATGGGCGATGTTGGTATTAATCCCGACCATCTGAAAGAACACGGTATTAGCCAGAAAGAGAATTTTTCTACATTTATAAAATATGCCAGACGTAAAAACAATTTAGGATTAGACGATTGGATCGCAACTGCTATAGATGAACAGATTATAAAGGACTCTGAGAACGCCGAGAATGACTTTATAGAGGCTCTGGTTGAAGGTAGGCCGATACACAGAAAAACAGAATTCGTTGAGGAAACGGCGGAATTCGAGCGAGAGGAAGCAGAATACTACTATAAACAAGCTGTTGACGAGAAAGCAATTCCTGAAGATATGGATATTGAGGAATTTATTAAAATGGTTCCTTTATTCCAAGAGAATTTATTTGAAAAAGAGTTTGCAAAGGATCAGGCTAAAAAAGGTATTGATGTTTTTAAGAAAACCGGATTCAAATCGCAGGAAGAACGGGATGAAGCCTATAAAAAATACCAGGAGAAGCTAAAGAAAAAGGGTGGCCAGAAAGATATATTTGGTGAAGTTGAACAGAAAACATTGTTTCAGGAAGACTTATTTGATCAAGACAAAATACAACAGATGAAGGCAAGGGGTATTGATGTTGATAAGTTGAGAACGATTGTAGAGGATTTTAATCGGATAAAAATGGCAAAACCAACACCAAAATCTTTTTATACGGAAGCCGTTAAAGGTAAAGATTTAAGCACAAAAGCAAGTGAGGCCCTAAAATCTGAAAGAGTTGAAAATAAAGGTATGCTGGTTGATGCCATAGTCCCGATTACAACCAGACTACAATTAATAGCACCAATTTTAAAAACAAAGTTGCGTCAGTTTGAAAGCACTGTGAATCGTTTAAAAAATAAAGATCGTGCTAGTATTGAGCCGTTTTTAAAATTCACTAAGAAGTTTAGTAAAGAAGATCGCATAATTTTTGATTTGGCTGCCAAGAACCGCGATAATCAGACTATGCAGGATTTAGCCCGTAAGTATGGATTTGCAAATGAAATGCAGGCTGTAAGAAATGTTTTAGATGATTTACATAAAAGGGCATCTGATGTTGGTTTCGATCTTGGGTATTTGGTTGATTACTGGCCTCGATCTGTTAAAAAAAGCGATCAGTTTTTGCAATATCTTTATGAAACAGAATCATGGGGTGTAATTACTGAGGCTATCCGTCAACAGGAAGAACTAAAAGGGACAATGACATCAAGCGAAAAAGCCGCTTTTATTAATAATCTTGTTCGTGGTTACATCCCCAAAAACATTACCCTGAGCAAAACGGCCAATATGAAAATCCGGCAGATTGAATTAGTCACACCGGAAATGAACGAATTTTATTACGATACAAATACAGCATTATTAAAATATATTGATCAGGTAAACGAGGCAGTTGAGGCGCGTAAGTTTTTTGGCAAAGGTGAAGATTTAGAAAAAAGTATCGGTAGTTATATCCGGGACTTAGTTGATAATAACGAAATTAAGCCGGTTTATGAAAGTGAAGCAATGGGCATATTAAGGGCAAGGTTTAATTATGTTCATAGCCCTGCTGGTGTTAGTACCTTTAAAAATCTTGGTTATATCACAACAATGGGTTCTTTTAAGTCAGCAATTACGCAGATTGGTGATTTAGCGTGGGCTTATTACAATGCTGGTTCTTTTGAAGCCACAAAAGCATTGGGTAAGGCTGTGATAAAAAAGAATGAGATAACCAGAAAAGATATTGGGATTGAACACATAGCTCAAGAATTCTCGGATGCCCGTAAATTGGCAAAGGTATTACAGAATGTATTTAAATTGGTTGGTTTGACCAAAATTGATGCAATTGGTAAAGAGACTTTGATAAATGCTACATTGGAACGCTACCGTAAAGATTTAAAATCAGGCAAAAATACACAACGAATTAATGAAAAATTAAAAGAATATTTTGGCCCGGAGTTTGAACAAGTAAAAGCCGATTTACTGGCTGGCACTAAAAATGAAAATACTTTGATTTTTACTTTTAACGTATTAAGCGATTTTCAACCGATTACATTATCAGAAATGCCTAAGTTTTATCTTACCGCTCCTAAAATGCGTTTTATGTATATGCTAAAAACATTTACAATTAAACAACTCGACGTATTTAGGAGAGAAGGTTTGCGAGATATTAACCAGGGGCGAATTAATAAAGATAAGCCTCGTATGGCGCGTGGAGTTAGGAAACTTGTAAGATTGTCAGTGATTTTTGTTTTGGCAAATGCTTCGGCAGATTTAATTAAGGATATACTTTATGGCAGAGACCCAGACTTAGAAGATACAATAATTGATAATATTCTCAGGTTGATGGGAATGAGTAAATACATAACTTGGTATATTCGAGAAAATGGGCCAGTTGAAGGTGTATTAAAGATGATTGCACCACCAGCACCTTATTTAACGGCACCAATTAAAGATATTAATAAATTATATAAGGCTATCAGTGAGGGTAAGTTTGATGATTTTAAATTTAAAAACATTGAATCAATCCAGAATATTCCAGTAGTCGGTAAGGAATTATATTGGTGGTATGGTGGTGGTAGTGAAAAAATGGAAAGAAGGGCTAAACGCGAATTTAAGGACAAGACATTAAAAGAATATATTGATAATGGTAGGACAGAAAAAGAATACATGGATAGGATGCGGAAAAATTATCAAGAACAGAATAAAGATTTTAAAAAGGCAGAATATAGATTAAAGAAAGAATTTAGGATTTATAAAAAGTATGGACTCGATGATACTAAAATTAATCGTTTACTTACTGGAAGAAATACAGATAAAGCAAAATATTTAAACGAATTAAGAAAAGAAATGGGTGAAACAAAATTCTTAGATTTCTATATAGAGGGCAAAAACGAATTAAAGTTCATATCAAATGAATTAAATAGGTTGTATAAAGAAAAATACGACCCTAAGATAAACACCAAAATAGGCAGATTAAGGCTAAAAAAGTTGCGGATCAAGAAGGTCAGAGGTACATTGTCAAAAACAGAAGTATATATTTTAAAGTCACTGGAAAAAATGTATAAATAGGTATATTTCAATTAGAGGGAGAAATTAAAATGAACAGACTCTATGTATTATTATTAATTATTTTATTGCCAGCATTGGCATTTTCACAACAGGGATTTTGGGGAAAGATATTCGGGAATGAGGTGCGTTGGGACACTACTTTTTATAATACCGATAGCCTAAGATTGGCAGGGAACACGATAACAACAATCGACAGTGGTGAAACTATCTATACTGATGTTCTTGATAGTAAAGATGATGATGATATTGGTATTTGGTGGATCGACGTGGACTTTGATTCTTCAGACGGAAGTGGTTCAGCGGATTCATTGCTTTTATATGTAAGGTTTTATTTGGATAAGGATATTCATCCCAATAGATTCTGGAGCGTGTGGCACAATATCGGTGGCTATATGTCCTCAGAGACATTGTATGAATATGATTTAGCCGATTCAACCTGGAACAGGCCGAGCAGAGGGAAGCAGTTTAGGGCAACAATGGGAGATACGCTCGATGCGGTATTAATCCCAGGGTTAGGCAACTATACAAATTAGGAGATTAAAATGGCTGAACTAAAAGTCACCTATATGGATGCCCCGGATTATAGCGTATCTAAGGTGGTCACTATTGCTGGTGGTGGTTTCCCTTATGTGTTCCCGTTTAGATTTGATGGGATGAAAAATGCTAAGACGGTAACAGAAGTACCAACTTATGAAAAAAAATCCTTCAAGTCTTATGAGCGCGTTGACGAGGAACCGGATGTTGATGGTCGTCATATTATTTCAGATGATATTGATGATGGTGGAGGATATGGTAATGAATAAACAATTTTGTTTAAAAAACGCATTTATATTTTTACTTATAACAGTAATTCTAATTTTAATATCTTTCTATAGCTCGTATGCTCAAACAGATACCCACATGGATATCCCACAAAAATCACAGTCAAGTACATTTACGTCTGCTGAATTCAATTTACTACTTAAAGACCACCAGAACGCTGGAGTTTTTAATGTGCTAAATTATGGAGCTACTGGTGACGGGAGTACAGATGATAGATTATTAATTCAAAACACTATAGATGCCGCCCATACTCAGAGCGGAGAGGTATATTTACCAGAGGGTACTTATTATGCAACTGCTCGTTCTGCAGATTCGGTTGTTTTTACGATGAAGTCTGGGATGAGAATAAGTGGTGCTGGTGTTGATGCTACAATAATTAAATTGACAGATGATACAGATAAATATTTTGGTATTTTCGCATCATCTACCAAAGGAGCAGATGCGGTTTCCGATGTAATTATCGAGAATTTAACTATAGATTGTAATGGAACTAATAATTTACCAGCAAATCTTGGTGCTATAACTGAAGCAGACCAATTTGTATTCTTAATGTATAACGCACAAAATATAACGATTCGCAATGTTAAATTTAAGGATATTGTTTCTACTAATACAGTGGTATTTAACGGTGTTAATTGTAAAGATTTATATTTAGAGAATTGTATTTTTGAAGATGTTGGGAAAGCTACGTTTGACCATGATCATTCAACTATATATACTAAAGCTGAAAATGTTCATATATTAAACAATAGATTCTATGCTACTTCTGCTGGAGCGAATGGTGCAAGAACAGCAATTGAGACACATGGTTCAAATCATACTATTATTGGTAATGAGGTTGTTGGCTATAAACAAGCGATGAATATTACTGGTGTAAATGCAACTGATGATAAGAATATAATTATATCAAATAATAGAGCCGATTCAGTCTCTATTGGTATAAATCTTTGGTCTTTCCAAAGCGGTGCTCATACGAGTGGAGCGGGTTTGGATGGGTTAATTATTACTAATAATATTATAGGTATTTCTCAAAGTGCATTTCATTCAAAGTCTGGTTTAAAAAGTTTCAAAGGTATTCAAATTGTACCTGATGTATCTTTGACTTCCTTGCCATTGAAAAATGTAAATATATCTAATAACACAATAAGATTTGAGGATGAAACAGGTAGTACATTAAATACAGACAATTACGCTAGTGGATTAGCATTCCGTTCTGTTGATTCAATGGAAATAAGAAATTTTAAAGTCAATAATAATATTATAGAGAATAGCCCTAAGTGGGGAATGTCTTCTTTTGGTTTAAATCTTTGGTATGGGGAATTTAATGATAATTTATTTGTGAATTGTAAATCTAATGATACAACATTTAGTTATAATTCAGGTGTTCAATTCTTTGATACTGATTTCCATTCGGTTGAAATAAAAAATAATATGGTTGTAGATGATAGGGATAGTACGAGAATTGAGTTTGGGTATCATATTGTTAGGCGAGACAGTTCAGACAATTTAGATATTTCTGGCAATAAGGCCCATGCTTACGGTAGTGACCAAACGACATTTACAACAGTTCAATATGTTCACCCAGATATTACATTACAAGGTCAAGGTCAGGAATATACTGCGTTTGCTTTTGCGGCGAATACGGATTCTATGATTACAGGGGCAGGAACTTGGACTTTAATAAATGATGCAGATACTACTTTATGGACGTATAATTCATTAACTACCAAGACTATTACTGTTTTGGCGGTATCTAATAAAGGATATGGATTTATTTTACCAAGTACGGCGGTTTATAAAATAATTATGTCATTGACATTTAAAAAGGCTGCTGGTACAGATGTGGTAGAAATAAGTATGGAGAAGAATGGGGAAGGTACACCAACTAATCCAAGTCAGATATTGTCTTTAGATACTGGTTATAATAGTGTAATGTTGGCTTATGCAACAAATTATACTTCTGGTGATACGCTGAGACCATTTTATAAATTAACAACAGCAAGTGATTCGACTTTAATTACCAATGGACAATTGATCATAGAAAGAATGGATTGGTATTAATATGAGACATTATTTTCACATAGCAAATACAGACATGGTGGAATTATGGAAATGAATAAAAACTCTTGTTTAAATGGTGGTGTTATATGGATTTTTATAGCATTAATGCTCTTAATTTTCTTTTATGATGCCAATACTCAAACTGTTGTTCCATACCGTATCAGGATGCCAGATAGTACGTATTCCGCACAGTTGCGCGGTCGTACTGGTACAAGAACTGCCGGATTAACCATAACTGGTGTTTGGGATGGTACAAATTTTAAAGCCCATGAGTTTGATGTAGAAGTGGATGGACATTATGATCTGTATTATGATCCTGCTGGTGGTTCAACATATTTTAGAGACGCTCAATGGTCTGGTAGTTATGGGAAATTTGTTGTAACTGGTTATTTCTTTAATGCAATCGATACCGATGGAGACGCTCTTGTTGATGCTCTTGACGATAGCATTGTAGGGTTGAATAATCTTACGCAAGCTACGTTGAATTATATAGGAGCAGGAGGTACCGTAACCAACAATCCAGACGATGAATCGATTATAAACGTTGGGCCAACCAATCTTGGTGTAAATCCATCTTGGATGGATACTACCGGGACATTATGGAAACTGTATGGTGATCCCGATGAAACCGGCCTTGACTCGGTGGGGGTGTACGCTCATTTAAATACTATGAAACGGTTTAATGTTAATGATTACGGTGCTGTTGGAGACAGCACAACAGATGATTATACTGCTTTACAAGCTACTATAGATGCAGCCGCTGTAAGTGGTGGTGATGTCTTACTTTCTGGTAAATATAGATTTTCTGAGACTTTAATTGTCCCTTCAGGCGTTAGACTCGTAGGTACAGCAAGAAAACATCTTGATACATTTGGTGGATGGCAAACGGCAAATATAATTCCTAATCTTATTTTTAGTGGAGATAGTGTAGCTATAAAAATTCAATATGCTTCACACGACAGGTATCAGCATTCTACATCAATAAGAGATATAATAATGACATATAGCGGTTCAGATGCTAATACAGATGGTATTCAAGTTGATTCTGCTTCTGTTGTGTTTGATAATTTAATGGTGGTTGGTTTTACTGGCGATGGGTACGATATAGGTATTTGTTGGTTTTCTACTATGAATGATATAAGGGCAACGTATTGTGATAGCTCTGGTATATATTTACACTCTGAAGAAACTACAGCTCCTACTGGTCAAATTACTTTTATTAATCCTACAATAACACATTGCACTTGGGGTTATAGGGCTTATAATACATTAATAACAGAAATGGTTGGCGGTACAGTTGCCCTTTGTGATTCTTACCAAGTTTGGTTACAAGGTTCATCGGAGGCTAATTTCCAAGGTGTTTTATTTGAACCTGAATTAAATGCACAAAGAACAAATTGGGGAGATTTAGTCTTTGTAGATTCTGTTAAAATTGGTGCTCAAAATATAAAATCAGCTAATATTTCATTCTATAATTGTTCTTTTTATGCTGGTGCGAGTGGTGCAAATCCACAATATGATGTTGGTATTCATGTTGAAGACACACAAGGGTTTAAAATTGAACATTGTGAATTTAAAGATTTTCAAGAAGTTGCAATAGATATAGTTTATTCTACAGCGGTTGTAACTAAATATTTTGTAGGACATAATTATTACTATAATTGTACAGATGAATTTGATGAAACTGCTTCATCCGCCCAGGGGATATTCTACGAACAGGACAATAATGAGTGGGTCTATAAACGTCAAAATCTACAGATAGAAGCCGGGAATTTTGCATTGAGTAGCTCTTGGGAATATCCTATGAGCTTCGGTGCGGACACTACGACAAGTAGAAAAATTTGGCCTGATAGTACTGGTTTATTTAGATATAAAACAAGTGGAAATCCGACAAGCCATACCGATGGGACTGTCATTGGCTATCCAAGCAGATGGGTTGCTGGTGCTCCTCATGGTAGTACGACACCTTATGATGTTGGTGAAATGTACTATGAAACCGATGGAGATCATATTTATATAGCTACTGGTGCATCGAATGCAGATTGGGAACAAGCTACCTTTGCTGATTCAGTAAGAACAGGAACTGATACATTGTTTTTTCATATTGGGTCAGATATTTACTATATGTTAAAGAAGTAGGGAAAGATAATGAGACATTATTTTCACATAGCTAATTATGAGGTATTATGAAAACTATTGTATTAACATTTTTGTTAATTGTCTGTGTTCTCGGTCAGGACAGATACGATAAGTATAATACTTGGAATAGTTATGTTACATCTACAGCGGTAACTGGTGACGTTACAGCACCTACAGTTCCAAGTAGTATACAGTTCGACTCACTTGGCACAGACTCAACAGAATGGTTGGCTACTGGATGGCCCGATGAATCAGGCACGACTAATTGGCTTGCATTCAAAACCAGTGCGATGACAGTCGCTAGTGATACTTCTGGAGCAGATAGTCTATTCTATGCCGCTGATTCGATCACAGGATCAAAACACTGGAAACATGGATTGAGTGATAACGGTACGGTTTATTATATGTTAGTTCAGTATGATTCAAGTTCTAATAGTCTAGTAACTACTGGAAGTTATGCGATAACTAATTGGATAGCAAGCGCACCAACAATAGCGACTATTGATACCTTTGGGGCTGGAACAGATTCAACTTACGTGACCGCTAATACATGGGACGCTAAAACTACGGGCTTCTGGATAGCGTGGGACGATACACTTATCAGTGCAGTAGCAGATTCAAGCGATGCTGATTCTTTATTGTATCATGCGGTTGGGGATTCTGCCGACACCTTTAAATGGAATCATCCATTTAGTTCAAATGGTAGTTTTGCCAAAGCGACTATAATTGCAACAGATGGATCGCTGTTTGAAATTACCTATGATTCATGTGTGGTTAACGCTTTTGACGCCGCCGGCCCGACGCTTAATAGTTTCGCAGCAACTGGAGTGAACTATGATAGTGGACGATATGAAATAGATGTAGATGTAGAATCTGGCGCATATATGAAAGTTTTAGAGGGATCAGATACAACAGAATTTAATATATTAGCAGGCACAACCGCGTGGTCAAGTTTAGCCGATTTAGATACTACTATAAGATTTTTATTACCTGATTCTCCTGACACTGTAACACATTATTTATATGCTAAAGATAGCTTACAGAATGTTTCAAGTTTAAGTGATTCGTGCATATATATAGAGACACCAAACGCAGATAGCGCAAATGTTTTTCTTGTTACGAGTCCTGCAAAAGATTCAATTAATTTTGTAATTACTGGGTTTTCGCTTAATTATCTTGACTCGTGTCGGGTTCAATATAAAGGTGTGAGCTATCCATCCACAAGATCTGCTGGAACATCTACTTTTGCTTTTGCTGTTGCCGATACTGGGAATTACGCAGATACGACCATATTTTATGATGCACCACAAGATACGACATTATATTTTAAGATGTACAGTGGAAACAGAAACGATAAATGGACAACTTTTGCTAATTCGAATGCTGATACTGTAGCAGTTGATAGTACGGGTAGTGATGTTGCACCGCCGACAGCACCGACAGTAGCAATAGCTCGTAATGATGCTGACTCACTTGATATGACGGTAAACTTCAACGCTGCTGATGATATTGATTCAATATTTGTAAGGGGTGATACGAGCAACCCTGCTAATAAAGCAGCAGGAGATTCTATATATACAGGTGTCGATACGAGCGATGTTAATACTAAAACCTTTGCTCATGGAATGAGTGCTTCAGGCACTTACTATCTTGAAGTATTCGTGCAAGACAGTGTGCCTAATGTGACAAGTGGTTTTGACGACCTTGCCGTAGATGAATGGATCCAATCAGCACCAACTATTGCTGACTTTGATACGATGGGAACTAATGATGATTCGGTGAGTGTGACGGCTAATACTTGGGATGTTGATTTAAATCAATTTACGGTAGCAATAGATACGGCAAAGATGTCTGCTGCATCTGATACTACAGGGGCTGAGAATACGGCTTTATACGCCGCCGCTGATAGTAATAGTATCGACAATATAGCACATACCTTGTCTAATGTGATTGATGAAGATTGGTTATACTTAATGATAGTGGCTGAAGATGCAGATGGCAATGACCAGATTGTTATTGATAGCTGCCAGATTTACGATACAACTGTGCCAAGTGCAGGAAGTTATGCGACTGGTTACCAGCCAATTGATTCGCTATCGATAAGCTCTGCTGGGTGGGCTGGTGATGATGATCTTGATACTTATGGGTTGTATGCGAAAGCTTCAGAAGATGATATTTATACTTCCTTAATTGCAGGAGGTAGCGATACTACATGGACAGATTCCACATTAAGTATTAAAAATATATATGAAGATGGAGACGACACACTTTTTGTCGAAATGCGATATTACGATGAAGCTAATAATATTACATATACCAGAGATACAACGGTTTATGATGGTAGTGCAAAGCCGGATTCTGCATTACAAATTGTTTCAGAACCAGATACAGCAAGAAGCGTAGTTCAACGAATAACAGTAGGGTTGAGCACAGATTCAACAACTGGAAACATTGGTGACTCAAGCAGAGTTATTTTAATGTCTAATATTGACACCACCACATATGGTGCTGACACATTAGTTGTAAAAATTCCAGCTCAGGATTCAACGTTTGCAGATAGCTTTGTGGTATATTTTAAACCAATGATTGAAAGCGAGTGGGGCGTATGGGGAGCAGGGCAGTGGTATGGTCAAGCTGTTCCAGATGTAACACCACCTGACTCTGCAGATACATTTACTGTTACGAGTCCAGCAAAAGATTCTATAAATTTTGTGATAACAGATTTTGCAACCGATTTAGATTCTGCAATGGTATTATATAAAGGCGTAAGTTACCCGTCAAATAGAACCGATGGTACAGCTACTTTTAATTTTGCGGTTGCCGATACAGGTGCTTATGCAGATACTACAATTCTTTATGACGCACCACAAGACACAACTCTATATTACACTATGTTTAGCGGTGACGCTTCAGATAATTGGACTGTAACGCCTAATAAAGATACAGTTGCAGTAGATTCAACTGGAGGGGCTGCTTGTTCTACGCCGAGCAATGGAGATCAATTTGACGAGGGGTTTCTTGGTACTGGCTATGAAAACAGTTGGACAGAGGTGGTCAGCACTGGTACGGTAGATGAGGATTTTACTTTAAGTGGAACGCCATTGACAGGTTCTTGTACAGAAGGACTCAATGTAATTGCTGCTGCGGTAAGTGATAAAGCTTATATTGACATTGGAACTGAAATTGACGAAGCGGCTGAGAACTTTAATGTATTTTTTCAGTTCTATATCGACTCACACACTATCGACGATTACGCTTCAGTATCAATAGTTGTGGCGGCTGATAATTCAAACGGGACTTACAATTATACATGGCGGGCTTACATTATAGAAGATTCTGGTTTTAAATTTACTGTCACTGGATCAGCGGGGGCGACGGCAACGGTAGTTGCAGAAGATACTTGGTATTCTGTTTTGATACATAGTAACACAACAGCCGCAAGCAGTTATTATCAAATAGATACAGATGCTGATCCTACTGACCAAGCTCAGAATACATTTACCAGGGCTAATTATGGTTTTGAATATTTGCACGTTGGTTCTGTAATGGGTAATGGTACGGGGGAATCTATAGATATAGAATGGGGTTATATATATGCAGATAAACCTTAAAATAGTTTTATTGACCTTATTGTGTTTTGGGATTGTCCAAGCACAATATACGATTCCAAGCGCAAGAACAATAGATTGGACGGACGCTGGAACTGACAATTCTTTTCCTACATCTGTGGCAACGCTTGATACGCTTGATGATTATGCAAGTTATTATGACGGAAATACAGATTGTGAATCTATGATTGAAACGCAACTTGGAAGTGCTTCAGTTGGTTTATATCTACCTGCTGGTACATATCGAATCGATGGGTCTGTTTCAATCCCAGACGGAAAAGTCTTAAAAGGTGCTGGTAGTGATGCTACATTTATTAAATTTAACTTTAGCGGAAATTCTGCTATGACAATTAGTGGAGGCTATTCATTTGGTACGCAAACCACTATTAGTGAGACAGTGACAAAGGGTGATACCATAATTAAGATTGCCGATGGTCAAGGTGCTACGCTTGCAGTTGACGGTTATTTTCTACTTGATATGGAAGATGATCCAGATGCGCCTTTTGAAGTTACCCCAACATCAACAACTGGTTCTGGAGGAAACCCTGCCACTTGGTGTGGTCTTAATAGTGGCACATATCCAGTCGGGCAGATAATGAAAATTAAGGCGATTAATACTGCTGCATCACCTGATGAGATTACTACCTATCAGCCTGTTTTTTATCCAAGTTATTCAACAACGCTTAACGCACGAATAACAGAATTTACAAATGTAAGTGAGAATACCGGAATTGAAAGTTTCTACATTGGGCCGAAAGATGTTGGGTCGGACAATGTGCAGGAAATTATTCAATTTTATTTTGCTATGGATTGTTGGGCCTATGATATTGAATCTTATTATTGTGCCAATGATAAACATTACTTAGTAAGGTGGAGTTATAAGACGACATTTCAAAAATGCTACATACACGATGCAAGTGCTTATGCTGGTAGTGATGGATATGGCTTTGCTCTCAATCAACATTGCACATCGCTTCTTGTTGTTGATAATATATTTGAGAGATTGCATGGCCCCATATATCTTGAAGGTGGGGGGGCAGGAAATGTGATAATCTATAATTATCAAATCTATCCTATGTATAATGATGGAGATCGGATGTCTGGATCAATTATCTGGCATGGCGCACACCCTCATATGAATTTAGTTGAAGGTAATGAGTTTTATCAATTGGGAACGGATTATTATTGGGGGACATCAAGCCATAATGCTTATTTTAGGAATCGAGTTTGGGGATGGGATTCAGATTTTTCTGGAGCTAATAATCGAGCATTCGGCGTTGATAAATATTGCTGGTACAATACAATTGTTGGGAATATCATTGGTACAGACGGGCAGACTGAAACCTATACAATCGAGATGCCCACGAATAATACTTCTTGTCAGAGTTTAGATTTGGTTTATAATCTTGGTTATCGTAAGCCGGATAGTGGGACAAAATGTGAAAGTGCTTCGGGTGACACAATGGTCGTCTGGACATTAATTCGGCATCTCAACTGGGATGTTGTTACAGGTGATACGGTGGGAAATGATAATAATAATACTACCTATGACGATGCAGACATGACGCTTTCAAACTCGTTGTTTTACGATAGTGAACCGAGTTGGTGGGATGATCAAGGTGCAGGTCGACCGTGGCCTAACGGCAATGTAATTACAGGTGTTTTTAGTGATTTACCAGCAAAAGATAGATATGAAGATGAAACATATACTGGAGGTGCTGGATATCCTGCGGGGAAAAAAGTAGATGTAATTAGTATTACTGTTATTAGCAATTAAGCGATACACTTATAATTAGTAACATATAACAAGAAAGGTTATATGATGGAAATTTTACAAAAAATTTGGAACTGGCTAAATGGAAATAAGACTTTTATCGGCTTATTTATTATGTTGGTTCTTGAGCAAGGATGGTTAGATCCTGCATCCTTTGTTTATCAAATACTATTTTGGCTGGGTGGACTTCTGGCTGGTGGTGGGATGCTTCATAAGTTAAACAAGGCTACGACAGAAAAAGGCCCGAATAAATAGTGAGTGAGCCAACCAGAGAAGAACTGTTAAAATTGCTTCAGCAACTATATGTTGAGCATCAAAAGCTGGCAAAAGAGATAATCCAGATATGGAGTGATCTGGATTTGGAATTAGCTCACAAAATTGAAGCCGCTCTTGGTGAGTTGAAATAACATAACAAGGGAAGTCCGGGGCGGTGCGCTGTCTCGGATTTTTATCCTACCTTTAAAATAAACCTTCCAACTGTGATATTCATCACAGACATATACACATACATGTATTATCTTTCCCCAACGCACAAATAAAAGGATCGACATGAAAACAATCAAAGTTAGTGACGAGGTTGAGAAAGATTTAAAACAACTTTCAAAGGCTCACAAAATGAGTTTGTCCGATGTTGCAAACTCAGTTATTATTTTGGGCTTGAAAAAGCTTAGGAAATGGAAAGATGTATAATATTATAATTGGTTTAGGCATTGCGTTGGTGATGTTAGCTATCACGATTAGTAGCTTTACATTATTGATGTGGTTGGGTAATGAAAGGAGTAAACATGATAGTAAATCTAAAACATGAAGTAAAGCCTGGGATCGTCCAGGTCAATCTCGATGAGAGAAGATGGTATCGAGAAGAACTTGAAGATGGTAGTTTTAATTATTATCCTTCAGTTACTTGGATTCTCGATTATTATCCAAAGGGAATTGGATTTAAGAAATGGTTGATGGGACTTGCTGACGAGGCTGAAGGTAATCGGGCTTTACGCGAAGGTGGTGATCGTGGTTCTAAGGTACATTGGGGTGTCGAACAGTTATTAAGCCGCAAGACACTACACTTTTCAGATGTTCCTTATGGTTATGATGAACCGTTTAACGCGAATGAATGGTCCTATATCTTAACCTTTATTAATTGGTATGAAGATTATAAACCCACTGTATTAGGTATCGAGGAAACCATTATTGAACGTAACAATGGGTATGGTGGGACAATCGACTTGGATTGTATCATTGAAGATGATAAGCCAGAAACCGTTTTGGTTGATTGGAAAACATCTTCACAAATATATGATACCCACAAAATACAACTTACAGCTTACGCTAAAGCTTATCCAAAAGCAATTGACCGTATAATGATTGTAAAATTAGGGCATTCATATAAACGTGGCTATCAGATATGGGATATGGATTATAATGAAGCCGTAGAAACTTATTTTCCTTTATTTTTAGCGGCAAAAAGGATATGGGAGTATGAAAATAAAAATGTTGTACCGAAATTTATGGAGTGTCCAGAAACTTTAACCCTGATAGGAGGAGACGATGTTGAGGAAAGACATGAAACCGAGAATAGCGACAGACCAACGGGGGAAGATCAAAACGGGGAAGAAATCAGAGAAGGGGTATCCTCAGTCGCTTGATTATTTTAATATCTCTGCTTTCCCTGAGCTGATTGAACATTATGGTGAAAAGCCTAATAGGGTAATAATTACATTCCCATCCAATGATATTGAATCATTTTTTAGCACTGAATATAACCTGTGGGGCGGTGGTGATAAAGCGATTAAGAAACGTCAATGCGATGGCGCCCAATGTATTCATAAAACCCAAGAAACGATTAACGGCGTGGTTTATCATGCTGGAGTGGTGACTGAATGTGTCTGCCAAAATCTACCAGAGGACAGTAAAGAACGATGTAAGCCCTATATGTCACTTAAAGCTTTTATTGTCAATCTTGATGGTAAAGTATTTAATCCAATCTGTTATTTGTTCGAGTCTCATTCTACTAATACCGCTGACAATATATTTTCAAACATTCAAAACATTTATCATCTTACCAATGGACGATTACTCGGTATACCATTTGTATTATCTGTTAAGATGGTCGAAACAATGAATACTGGACAAAAAGTAAAATATCCGATATGGGAAATCCAGACTGTAAATACTATTGAACAGATTACAGATTTAGCAGATCGTGGTGTCATTCCGACAACGGTTGAGAATCGAGTTGAGATAGAAGGAGTAACAAGCCAGAATCAATTGACAGAGCCCGTGACGGCGCAAAACGACGAGAACGATCAAAACCCTACCCAAGATATACCTAAAGAAGATCGTCCTATAGAGAGCGACCCAGGCAGTCAAATAAAAGATGATGTAGAGAAGGCTAAAGGTGAAGTAGTCAAGAAAATCGGTGATATAGTTATGCGAATAACTAAGCAGAACAAAGATGAGGCAATGAAATTACTGGAAGAAGTCACCGCATATAAGGATGCCCCAGGCAAAAAACACATGGCTGATCTTTACAATCCAAACTTTAAGGCTGCCAGAGCATCAGTCGTATACGGGAAGTTAAAGAAGATGTACAAAGAAACATTTAATGAAGAATACTCATACCAAAACGAGTTAGAATTATGAATAATAAAAAATGGCGACCAATCACAGATCCAAATTATGCCGGTTCAAAGGTGAGTCTGTCGATGTACGGCAATAAGATTCGCTATGACGTATGGTGTAAGGAATTGATAGAAGAAATATTATCGAAGGATGATACTATCGAAATCAGAATCGGCGAGACAGATAAGATGAAACATCACGGATATAAACATCGGCGTTATCCCGCGAAATTAATCTTTGTCGAACGCCGCGAAGATTGGTCAGAATTTTTAAAGATTTAGGTGAAACTATGAAATCACATAGGATCAGAGTGAAATTAAAAAGGCAGGGTTATGAGATCCCGGCATGGTGTTCCAAACCACCGCAAGATCATGTAAACCAACATTGTAGCGTTATAAAAGATAATCTTCTGAAAGAAGGCGGTAAATGGTGGTGCCTAAATTGTGAATTTTTGAGGGGTAAATAATTATGAAAAAACATGGCAGTATTTTTATTTGTGGCCCTTCTAAATGTGAATGCGATAGTAATGGCCCTGGCGTGTTACTATTAGATATTGATCCTTATGAAGTGCCTGATACAGAGGATAACTATAAGCTTTTTGAAGGTCATATCAATGGTGGAAGTGTGACTTGCTCAAAATGTGGGATGAGCGCATTTAGTCAAGCATGGTGGGAGTAAATAATGAAATTTCTGAATGAGAGGGCAATATGCCCGAAGTGTAAGCAGGAATGCCATGTCTATAAAGAGGACGATGGGTATAACACGGACAGGGGATGGTATTCTGTGATCATGTGGTACTCGGACTGCTGTAGGACTGAAGTTGATGAGAATGATTTGATAACCAATCGAGAAGGTGAATAATTATGTATGTAGACGAATTAGAAACATGGTTAGAACAGTGGGATGATGATATAGAATGTGATTTTGAAGTAGAATTTGAATGTAGTAGTAGGAAAATAGTCGCAATAATAGAAAGGCAGCAACTTAAAATTGATTTAATGAAATATTTTGTTCCTAAAGATAAAATGGCCGAGATTGAACAGAAAGTAAAACAACATCTTGATAAAAGGTGAATAATTGTTTATATTGGATCAGTCAACCAAAATTAGCGGAGAAATCCCCGTGAAAAATAATAACCCAAATATGGAACAGTATTATCGAAAGGTATACTACATCTCGCTCCGCTTGATGGTTGACTTCCTAAGTTTGGGTTTTTTTGTTTGTGAGGTTAATCATGCCTAAACGATTTACAGACTGTGATAAATGGACTAAAAACAAATGGTTTAGAAAGCTCCCATCAAATTATAAGCTATTATGGCTTTATATATGTGATATTTGTGACCCGATAGGTATTTTTGAATTAGATTTGGAAATGGCAGAAATACTAATAGGGCCTAAATTAAAAGAATCAGATATGATTAAATATTTTGATGGTAGATTAGAGAAAATCGGACAAGAAAAATATTTAATAATTGATTTTGTTGAGTTTCAGTACGGTTATTTAAGTAAAGAAAGCAGACCTCATCAATCTTATATTAATCTTATAAAATCGTATGGTTTATTAAAATATTTCAATCGTTTTATTGTGGAAAAAGGTTCATCTATCACAGCCAAAAGAGCAAGATTAACCAAAACAAAGAAAGATAAAATTATAGCCCAAGATGAATTTAGATGTCAATATTGTGGAGAACAATTTGAAAGAGACTTATTAGAGGTTGACCATATAATTCCTCTTGTAAAAGGTGGTGATAGTGAGGATAATAATTTGGTTACATCTTGTGTAAAATGTAATGCAAGAAAGAAAGAATTAGATGTAAAGCAATTTTTGAAGAATTACAATATAGTTCCCTTAGATAGTCTATATAAAAAATTAGATAGCCTATCTATTTTTTCTGATAGGCTTAAAGAAAAAGAAAAAGATAAGGATAAGGAAAAAGATAAAGAAACTATAATTTCAGAATCAATTTATGAATATTATAAAAACAAAATAAAAGCTGGTGCTGCGACTGATGCAGTTCATAATATTAGAAACCTACTTAAATTAAAAGAAATTACAAAAGATAAAGCAGAAATTTGTATAGACAACTATCGTTCTTATTTAGATAAAAAAGAAATGGAAGTGTCTTTCTATTATCAGGCAAATAATTTTTTTGGTAAAAAAGCCTACTGGAAAGATTGGCTTAATAATGAAGAATACGCTGGCTCAAGAATATCATTTTAACGGCTGTGCATAAGGCGCAAGCGTAGCGCAGTCGGATTTAATGCAATGGTTATGAATTTTTAAAAAGGAGAACAAGATGATTGAAACAAAAAATGCCCTGATTGATGGGGCAAGAATAACAAGAGACGATCATGGATTATTAACAGCGTACCTATATTTAGATTATGGCGATTCTGGACATCAAGGATTTGGTGGATATTCATTGTACTTACCTAAAAGTTTTAAACACCACAACATTGAATCATGTGCAGGGCATTTTTTGTGGCGATGTATGGAAATTGCAGACGTTGAAGATTGGGATCAAATCAAAGGTAAAACCGTTCGTGTAAAAGCAGAACATAGCAAAATACACGAAATAGGACATATTGTAAAAGATGATTGGTTTAATCCGGCAGAAGATTTTAAAAATTTATAACGGCCATTGCTAAACAGACGAAAGGAGCGTAGCGTATTGAGTTCAGATTTAAGCAAATTGTTAGCCACCGATATTAAAAATGTATATTATAGTTCGGAAGGCACAGTTAAAAGAATACCATTTGAAGGTAATGCAGTAATAGTTCATTTATTTCCAGAGCGTGATTATGAAGGCAAAAAAACATATAAACGCATTGTAACTATTGCATTGAAAGATAAAAAGATGTTAAAGCCACTAAAAAAAGAAGCATATAGAATTTTAGGTGGCTAACGATAAAAGTAACTTGCTATGAATGAAGCGCAGCGTAATGAATGTCAAGTTGACTGTCTTGTTAAGCCTAGTTTGCACTTAGGTGACTGCCTGCAGTTAATGGATGATGTACAAGATAACAGTATCGATATGGTTTGTTGTGATATGCCGTACGGTGTTACCGCATGTAAATGGGATACCACGATCGATCTAGACCTGATGTGGAAACACTTGAAGCGAATAGTTAAGCCGAACGGTGCCATCGTTTTAACAGCATCGCAACCGTTTACCAGCACACTGATAATGAGTAATACGAAAGCTTTTAAGTACGAGTGGATATGGCACAAATCAAGATACACTGGATTTTTACAAGCTAAATTTATGCCAATGAAGGCGCATGAAAATATCTGTGTTTTTTGCTTTAAGGGAAAGCCCACGTATAACGCACAGAAAACGACCGGCCATAAACCTACTAATGGCGCTGTAGGTTATGGGCACAGCCCGACCTTTGGCAATAGCAAACAACGAGATTACAAAGGCGGCGATACAACCAGGTATCCAATAACAGTGCAAGCGTTTAAGAGTGAGCGAGGCTATCACCCAACACAGAAGCCAGTACTGCTTATGGAATATTTAATTAAAACATATTCAAACGAAGGTGAGACAGTGCTTGATTTTACAATGGGAAGCGGCACAACCGGTGTGGCTGCTGTTAATTTAAAAAGACGATTTATAGGCATGGAATTAGAGCAGAAGTATTTTGATATAGCACAAGCCAGATTAGAGGCTTAACAATAAGCTAACCAGCCGAAGGTCTGGTTCAGCGATAGTTAGAGGTAAATTATGACTAAAAATGAATTATATCTTGAACTTGATCGGTGTGGTGATAAAGGTGACATATCCGGTCTCGTGAATGTAGTTGCTGAATTACCCAACCATGAATTGAATTACGTGAAAGAGTTAACCATTTATAATGATGGGCTAACCAAACAGGGCTATAAATTTTCTGACTTGTTAAAAAGAGCTAAGAAGATTACACCGATATGGATATGGACAACTTGTCAAATGTTAGTGTTGGAACAACGGATTGATAAAAACCAATGTATGTGGTGTGGGGCTGACCTTTGGCTCAAGGGTGTTAAAAGTGAGAACCAAAGTAGTTGCTGTGTGGGCTGCGATAGAGAGCAGCAATTAGATGTTGATAAAATTAAATATGGCAAACCAATAGAACCAGTAGAACCAGAGATAAAAGAGGATGATTTACCATTTTAACAAAGGAGGCTGCTATGAATGATTTAATCAATTTAACCCGATCCGAAAGGATAATTTCTATTGCAATTAACGGCCTTAATACCAATCATCATTGGAATGGTGTTAAGCTGAAAAAAAACAGGGTTCCTACAGGCGAATATCATAGTAAGCATATCGGTGGGACTTGTGCCAGGGCCAGGATGTCAGAGCTTCGTGAAATGGGTTTTAAGCTTACAGCTGTTAATCTAACTCAAGATGTTAAAGGAAATCCGTTACTTAATAGAAACACAGGCAAAGCGATTATCTGCCATTGTTATAAACTCGAATCCATTAAAATGAAAAAGACTCACCGGTTATACGATTTAGTTGAATACCTGTTAAATGGATCCAAAGAAGAAAGGGGTCTTAAATGATTGATCAAATTGCAATTATAATCTTAATAGGATATTTGCTGGCGATGCTTCAGCGTTGGCAAGAAATTGGATGTTTCGAGGAGTGGGCTTTTGCTGTAATAAACTTCCTCAAGTTAGCTGCAAATTCCAAGTTTGCAAGATGGATATTGTCCAGAGATTGTGACGAGCTGAAGGGCTGGTATAATTATTTTTGGCGAGACCTGTATCATGCCATGAAATTTGCTCAATATTGTATTTATTTTGTGGTCCTATCAACACAGCATTATTATATTGATACCGGCTGGCTGTGGTTGTTTGGATTTGTCGGTTATGGCCTTAGTCAGTGGGTATGGGGTAAAATAATTGACCTTTTAGTTAAATCAGATATGGATAATTATTTAGGAGGTTAGGCTATAATGAAAACAAGCAAACAGGCATTAGCAATACGGGCGATGGTCGAAAATCTAATAAAAATTGAGCGCTGTAATTTCGCCGAGCTATGGATCATTGGAATTGATCCGGCAGTAGCAAAACCAAACGCGATAGCGATATTTAACAATGAAAAGCTTGTAGATCATGGTAAAGGATTGTCTTTCCTTGATATGGCGTTAGATCAAATACGGTCCCGAAAAAAGAGTGTTATAGTCGGCCTGGAGGTTCCGTATCTCGGGATAAACCCTCAAGCAAGTTTAAAGCTGGCTGAACAATGTGGAATCATCAAAAATAAATATCAGCAATTCCCTATCATTGATATTTTAGCTACAAGTTGGATGTCGGCTATAAAAATAAAGACGAAACGATCTAAAAGCAGGGATGAACATTTAATTAAATTAGGAGAGTTTGCTCATGGATGCTTTGCCAATGATATTGACATTGCTTGCGCTGTACATATTGGAGCGCATCTTTCACGTAGAATAAAATCAGAGTATTTGAATTAAAGGGAGTTGCATTTATGGAGCGGAGGAAAACGTTGTGGATAGTTCAAGAGACACACAAAAGTTGAGCTGAAAGTTCTTTGCCAATATGGTACTGTGAAATTCGTTTCACCGTTTTCCATCCGCTTTTTTAAATTGTTATACGGCGAGGAGATAAGATGAAATATTACTATTTAAAGAAAGATGAAATTATAAAAGATGGGGATGAAGTCGAAGTATCCAACTCTTTTAACGACCCTGTAAAATGGGTTAAAACTAATTTAATTGGTCAACGTGCGCCTAATCCACAATACCCGGCACATCGGCAATATAGGAGAGAAGTTAAAAGCGTATAACGGTGGCGGCGATAAACTGCTGCCGTTTTTGCAGTCAGATTTGATTGCATGGTTAGCGGCGCTTTAAAATAAAGGATAAAAAATGAAACACGAAAGAAAATTTGTTATAGAAGAATTTAAAACTGGTATATATGATGATATAACATCTAACCCAAATCCAGATTTTGATTCAAAATTTTTCATTGCAATATACATACTTTTAGATAAATATTATAATAAGGGTTATCAAAATTTTGTTATAATACGCATAAATATAAATTAAACAAAAGAGGTGTAAAATGGAAAACAAAGTATTAAGAGTTGAAATGCCTGATGGTTCAAAATGGGATATTCCTGTAATGATTATTGCTAAAGATAGAGCAGACAATTACAAGGATGAATTTGATGATGATTTAGAAAAGTCCTTACAAAGTGATACTCTTCCGCTTTTTGAAGATGATGAATATGAAATAGAAGATTGGGCGGCAAACAATATGAATTGGGATGACGTAAAAGAATTTGCAAAACAAGTACCTCGGATGGAAGCCGAGCCTGATTATCAAGAGGGCTGGATTAATGGTGAAAAAGAGATAGTAGCATTATAACAATAAGCTAAGTGGCTTGTCCACTTTAGCGGTAGTTAGGGGAGATTATGACTATTGGCGATTTTAAAAGATTAATCGACCGGACTAGGGGATATACACAGTATGTTAATTTATTTCTTTTGCTATCATTGTATTATGAAAACAATATACTTGAATGGTGGCATTTTCTTATTATTCTTTTAGTGTTTTTAGTGGGGTATGTCGATAATAAATATGTTCAAATAAGTGAAAGCGAGTCAATTGCTAAAAAGAATCCTATATTAATGGAGATACATAATGCAGTTGTCAAAAAAAATAACAGTAATAATCCCATTCACGAAGAAACATGAAAAGTATATCCAAGGTGCTATTAAATCTATCCCAAAGGATATTAGGGTTATAACATACTTTGATGAGCTATATATGGGGCCGTGGTTCTGTCGGACTAAGTTGGCGAGGCAAGTTGAAACCGAATGGATTGCTATGCTTGATGCTGATGATATTTGTTTACCAATAAGATTTAATATTGATTATCCTGATGCCGATTTTATTTATACAAATTTTAAAACGGTTAATCATAAAGGATATACAAAGGTACATAAATTAAATCCGTTTGATTTTGATTTATTATTAAAGAAAAATATTATTCCATTTTCAACAGTTATTTTTAAAAAATCCATATTAGAAAAGATTCCATTTCCAATAGGCTACTCGCCAAAAACAAAAGGACTCGATTGGTTATGGAATATTCAAGTTGCAAGGGCAGAATTCAAGGTCGTGCTTATTCCAGAAATTACGGTGAGCAGAAGGACTTATACATCCCATTTTCATAGCTCAATACCAGTATGGAGGAAGTTTAAGAGGATTTATCAAAATAGAAAGGTTAGAAAATTAATATGCGCTATGGATTAGCAAAAAAATTAAAACAAGGTATTCGTTTAAAAATATTTCCGAGTTTTAGATGTAACTTAAAATGTGATTATTGCGGAAATGGTTTACAAATTGGGCTTGATCCTCAGAATACTAAACAAGTTTTATCTAATGACGAATGGTTTGATTTAATTCATACGTTCCCAATTAAAGTAAAAGAAGTTGCCCTTTCGGGCGGCGAGCCCACAATATGGAGGGGTTTCTCAAGTTTAGTTAATAAATTACTTGATCATAATTATTTTGTAATGGTTTTGACTAATTTAACAACAACTAAATCACTGATGGAAGTTAATAAAAGTAATAAGTTATTTATATTATCGACGTTTCACGGTCGTTTTTTCTCAAAAGATAAATATATCATAAACTATAAAGAGGTTAATAAAAAACATCGGATAGTTGTCAAGGAAATTGGTGAAAATAAGTTGGAATTTTCCAGACAAGCCCCGTTCGGTTGTACTGTTGCTTTAGGAAAACAGGCGGTAAAAAATTGTCTATATATTGGGCCTAATGGATTAATATTCCCGAATTGTTATGATATTATGAATTATTATAAGAAAATCTAACAATCGTACATAAATTATTGGATAAATAATGGATTTACTCTGGGTAGGTACAGATGTTTTATTTATGAATAAGTTCCCTAAAGGAATGAGACTACGCTTTAAAGTAGCTACGTTAGTATTTAGGGTATGTGTAAAAATCTTAGATAAGTTTTATATTCAGCGGAACTGGGTTGTTGCAGACCATCTAATTGATGAACTTAAACTTAAACGACCTAAGATGAAAATAGAAATACCTCGTATGCATCCTGATAAGTATTATAAGAAAAAGTATCCTAAGAAAAAACACGAAGGATTTAATATCCTTTATTATCATCCAAAAAATAAGAACAATCCAGAGTTTATTAGGTGGTTATATGGTATTGATATTATAGACGAGCTTAAAATTCATTATAGAAATAAAGTTAATTGGATTAGAGCTGACAGTAGTTTAGAGATGGATAAGACCTATCCGATAGTAGATTTTTATGTGCGGCCGAATAGACATGACGGTATGCCATTTATGATCCAAGAATGTGATATTAATGGTATACCGTATTACTGGTCTAAGAACAATCCATCTAAACGAATCGCGATTAAAAGAATATTGAATGAATATAAATCAGTAAAATTAGAATGAAATCTTGGAAACCATTTTGGTCTTACTTTAAAGGATATAAATGAACGAAATTAAAAAGATTCAGGAAAAACTTAATCAGCTCAATAATAAAATAATTGATCTGATGAAACCGGAAGTCTATTGGCTGGACGGAGTTAAAGAGGATAGAAATAAGCTACAACTGCAAAAGGCTAAATTACTTCAACAGCTCGACAAACGATGTGAGAAGGATGTGGAATAAATTGATTTTCTTTACTTTAATGTCTATACTACGAAAAATCAATAGAGGTAATAATGAGCCATAGTACACAAGAAGTTTTACGATTGCTCTACCAGCTTTGGGATAAATACTGCAATTTAATCATCGGGAATAACCCGGATAAGATTAATGATCCTGATTTTAATAATAAAATTGAAGAGGCCCTTGAAGAATTAGAAAAGGAGTAGTTTATGCCGGATAGCATGATAAAGCAAGTATATGACGAAGTTAAGAAAATAAGCAAGGTTGTGCTTGGAAATGGTGAACCTGAAAAGGGACTCTGTTGGGACGTTGCAGAATTAAAAAGAAATGTCGGGAAAATAAATATCAAACTTGATAAGCATTTAAAATTTTGTTCAGAAAATCATGTTTCGGAAAGTTATGTTGCAGAACAGATTAAAGAACCAAAAGAAAAAAGAAACTTAAACTCTGGGGATCGCAAGAGTGATAAAATCTTGCAAAATAAAAAATGGCGGATCATGTTATATGTTTCGATTGCTGCTTTGGTGCTTGGAAATCTTTCGATGATTGGAGTTGCCCTCCATTGGATTTCTGATTTTTTTCTGAAATGGGCCGGAGCAAAATAAAAAAGGCGTTCAATTTTCCGAGTTGAACGCCTATTAGTTTTTGTTTTACTCATTTACTTTTATATCCCAAAGGATACCTGACAATACCATTGCGACCATTACTATCGGGATGAAGAAACATAAAATTTCCATTTGATAAACCCTTTCCATTTAAGTTTAACTTTCATTTTTTTAACTCTTTTTGTCCTAAGAAATAATTTACATAGTATGGCAAACCTTTTTTAGCATAACCGGCACTGGCAAAGGTGACCAGATGTAAAAGTTTCTTGCCCTTTGTTATCTTGATTATATTACCAAATTGTGTTACTGCAATTTTATTCATCTCATACCTACCTTTCTTAAATTACAAATTATTAATTAGACAATCATTTGTATATTCTTTATATCTTTTTGCTCTAAAATCCCTAAAATATGTTTCGTGGCGAAATCTTTCGGCTAACAATTGTTTTAATTCCGCACCGTCCCAGTTTTCAGGGATCCGATTACTTTCGATCAGTGATTGAATTTCGAGTCTGATCGAATCTGTTATGTTCGATATAAATTTAATCTTTTGTGCTTTATCCATTACTTTATCCTTTCGGTTAATTAGTGCTAATTTTCCATAATCCAATTAATAATATCAAAGCAAATGTCTTGAATATCGGGATTCTTGTTAGCTATTCGACATAAATCAACACAATTATCCCAGCTAAAGCCACAGTCTGATAAAAATCTTTCAGATTCTTTAATGCGTAATGGTTTATGTTTCATGATAAAATCCTTTCGGTATGTTAGTGCTGATATAAAACCACAAGAGTTACCAGAATCCATTTTAAGGTCATTTAAGGGCTAGTCCGTACTAAACACGTGGCTTAATAGTTTCGCTGCCTAAAAGCCTTAATCCGCTACGACTCACGTCGATTCAATTCTGTCTATGTCAAAGAACTTGGAATAATAATAAGGAATACATTTAGCTAATGCTGTGACGAATGTCACAAATGACGCAATCCCTTGGTATGACTTGCCTTTTACTATTAACTACCCTGGTAGTCATTGACAAGATTTTTTAGATTTATTATACTTTAATATGATTTTATATACCTATCCTACAGTTTACCTCAATTACTTACCAATAGGTTTGTGTTTAAAGGAATTAAGGTTTATGTGATTGGCGTGATATTTCCCAGGTGTCGCGCCTTTTTCACCAGAACCTAGGCTAAACTTTCATTCGACTGACTGATTGGACCGGATAAATTGTAATCGCTTACGAAATGTTAAATGTTAGCAGTGGTTTCCGGTTTATGTTCCAGCTAACAGCCAAAAGCGTTCGCCTTTATACGGATGGTCATTTAAAGTAAGCTGAAGTTGGGGGGGCTTTCTTCGGCTTACTTCTTATGACCAAGCGAAACACCATTACCGGATATTTGTTAAAGATAATAATTTGCATTTTCATTACAATTCAATTATTATTAACCCATGAATACAAATGGTAAGCTTACACCGAAACAGAAGAAATTCTGCCTGGAATATATGAAAGACCTCAACGCTACCAAAGCTGCAGAGCGTGCCGGATATTCAAAAAAAACTGCAAGATTCACTGCTTGTAAGATGATAACAAAACACAACATTCAAGAGTATTTAGGGAAATTAAGCCAGGCACAAGAGGAAAGAACTCAAATTACTGCCGATTCTGTCCTGGAAAGATTGAATGAAATTGCTGACCGTTGTCTGCAAAAAATACCCATTATTGTTGATGGAAAAAAGACAGGTGAATATAAATTTGATTCCGCTGGTGCAAATCGAGCACTTGAGTTGATCGGCAAGCATAAGGGTATGTTCATTGAAAGAACCGCAGATGTCACTCCGATAATTACTGATGAAGATTTTGAGAAACGCAAAGAAGCTGACCGATTAAAAGATGATAAATCTAAATCGAATAGTCGAAGCCTCGCCCATAGGGAATGAAGTCGCGCATGAGTTTATGCGAGGCGAGAAAGACTTCCCGGCACGAGTATTCCTACCGACAAGGCCCCAGGCTGATTTATTTCATGCTATAGGTACTCAGGCACCGGAGAAACGTATATTTCTGGTCACATCTGGAAATGGTACGGGCAAGTCTGCCGCATCTATCAATATTATGCTTGCCTTGATTTATCCTGGATGCAATGCCTACAAAAATGTATATGATGTCCAGACCGGGGAGCATTTTTCTGGTTTCTTTGATTACGATTTCTTTAACAACTACCCCTCTCACTGGCCCAAAACCATCTGGTACGTGTCCAACGCGGACTCCTTAGACTCGATCTATAAAGAGTTTAAGATGTGGGCAAGACCAGGTGACTACAGCCCCGGATCAACTACGTCAGGTCATATCTGGCCCAAAAGGATCACGTTTAAGAGCAATGATTGGGAAATATTCTTCAAAACCATTGACCAGGATCCGCGCACCTTTGAATCTGCCAATGTCGGTCTAATCATATTCGACGAACCTTCGCCACAAAAGCTTTATCGGGCCGCTGCATCCAGACTAAGGAAAGGTGGGATAATTGTCATTCCTGCTACGCCATTACTTCAGGCAGCTTGGTTCCTGGACGAAATCATCAACAAAGTAGATGAAGACATCGACAAATGGTGGCAAAAAGTATCTATATGGACCAACTGCGTTGAACGTGCAGGGGAATGGGATTGTGGCACATGGGGAATCCAATCTAAGGGCAATTTATATGAGAATGACATCAATTTTACGCTATCCACCTATGATCCCGACGAACTTCCAGCTCGGCGCGATGGTGAATTTATGTTTCTGCAAGGCGTGGTATATAAGACATACCATAGGGTTGATGTAGAGACAAAAGAGCCATATCACTGGCAAGAGCTTGATTTGGACCCATTCAAGGCATTCCAGTATATATATCGTATGATCATTGATCCGCACGACAGACGACCACCAAGTGTTGCCTGGGTGCGGTACGATAAGTGGCTGAGGCGCGAAGTTATTCGGGAATGGCCCTCAATCCATGATGAATGTTATAGGCATCTACCATATCACAAAATTAAGAATGCAGATCCTTACACGATTGCCGACTTTGTTGAAATGTGGATCACAATTGAAGATGACATAGGGATTGATCCAAGACGTATGCGATCCGCTATTATGGACCCGAACTTTGGCAGGAAACCAAGCAGGGTATCTGGAAAGATGGTATTTGAGGAATATCAGGCCGAGTTTACCAAGCAGGGAAGGCCAAGATTCTTCAGGACTGATATAATTGACGATATTGCCACCGGACATAAGGCAGTTAAGGCATTACTCAAACCAACTGCCGATGGTGATTTGCCATTAGTTATTGAGAAAAGCTGCCATAATGTTGATTATGCGATGCGAAACTACCAGTACAAGGAATGGGAAGGCAAGATTGCGGATGAAAAAGAGATCAGGGAAGAAGTCAAAGAGATTGGGAAAGACTTTGCTGATCTGTTACGGTATGATGCAGTTACCCCGATTACCTGGAATAAGGGCGATTGGATGGATATGGACCCATACGAGCGCGAGGATTACTTAGCAGAAGAAACAGAATTCAGGAAACGAGTTAAAAAGTTAACAGATAGACCCAAGAGAGCAGTATAACTCTTCATTCTCCACCCCTGTTATACCCCCAGAAAAAAACGTGGAAGTGTGGAAGGACACACCTATCATGTTGTAATTATTTAACTTAACTTTCCACACTTTTTTCCACGTTTCCACACTTTTTTTAAGTCCATGCTAAAAATGGTCTATGCCATGCTAAAAATGGTGTATAGTATATTAGAAACCGCAATTTCACCGCAATTTCACCGCAATTTCACCGTTAGACCGACAATATAATCATACTTATAATAAAAAGTGTGTATTGATAGAAGATTTTTTTTACAGTTCTATCAATACTAAAATAATTTGACAAATTAACTGAGTTTAGTTATAATGGATATATTTCAAGGCAATAGACTTGATATGGTATTTTTCAAGGCAATAGACTTGATAAAACAAGGTATTTATGATAGAAGAAAGCATATTAAATAGTTATGATGATGCTAAATTGCTGGATCGCATCTATCGTATTATTGTCACTGAGCTGAATAATTTCAAAGATATTTATGATGAACAGGAGAATGGCTACAATTATTTAGCTGGCGATCAATACGAGCACGAAATCAAAGAATGGTGGGAAACGCAACTGCGGCCAACCAGAGCTTTTAATCTGACATTCCCCGTATTTAATAGAGTATTAGGTGACTTCCTTGTTAATGATGATCCCATGCGTACATTTCCCCTTCCTGGTGGTTCAAGGCGTACAGCAAAAGATATTGAACTTCTACTTGACCACATTAACAGCCCAAATGAAAACGATTCTAAGACGGTTATAGGCCGTTGGGCGTTGGGTGGCTTGATAATGAGAGGATATGTTCTCCCCAGGTATTCGGATGAACGCCATTTGGATGGTTCTCTTGTATTTTCAGATGTGGATGAGTTTGAGGTATTATTTGATCATAGGGCAAAAGATTACTTTTTAGACGATGCTCGATACATGGCAAGATCAAGATGGATGGATTCAGATGATTTATACCATTATTGGCCCCAACACAAGGAAAAACTGAGCAAACTCATAAAAGAGCGTGATCGGGATGAGTTATGGACCAGTTTGACTGAGGCAGAGGTCATGATGTTCGATGATATGGACTTCAGTAATGAGAAGGAAGGTAAGTATCGAGTTGTTGAATTCCACGAGAAGGTATATGAAAAGAGTGAAGTTGCATACAATACGAAAACTGGATATGCAGAGCCATTCTCATTAGAGGGCAAAAAGGCCGATGTCTATCTCAGACTTAATCCTGATATGAAGATTATTACCCGAAATAATGTACCGATTAAGAATATCACTACAGTAATGCCTGGTTTATCGTTCATTTTGGATAATACACACAGAGCCGACCTTCAGGATGGTAGTTATGATATGGTTGCATTCTCAGCGTACAACTATGGCAGATACGCGATAAATAACTTCGGTATCTTCAGAAATGCCAAAGAAGTACAGGATTCATTCAATGAATGGCGCAATGAGGCTGAGGCTGCCGCAAAGAAGGAGGCCGACCCACAGACGATAGGCGATAAGTCGAAACTTGATAACTGGCAAGATATTGAAAATTTCGGTCGTATGCCAGGACTACGTATGTGGACAAAGGACGGTGCTAATATTGATGAAGCACTAAAAGGATTAGAAACCACACCACGAACACAACAGACCGCATCCAGCAAAGCAATCGAAATGATGTTAATGGATGCTGAATTTTTACATAAGGTATTAGGAATTACCCCAAATCTTGAGGGAATGGCTGAAAACGCACAGGAAAACGCATCATTATACGCTCAGAAGGTACGACAGGCTAAAATATCCCTTGAGGTTATGTATCACAATTTTTCCAAGTCAAAAACGCGCTTATATAATAAAATCATCCGTATTGCCCAGGAGAACTACACAACTGAACGACACTTCCTTATCACCAAGCCAGATATAACCACTGGGCAATATGCACAACAGGAATTGGTACTAAATAAGAAATCGGGTAATAAAATACTAAACGATATGACGATTGGAAGATACCAGGCGTTTGCATCGACCGTAGAACACAATCCGACTGCCAGAGCATTGCGATTTATGCAGAAACGGGAAGTCGCAGCTCTTATAGCTGAATGGTTTGGTCCTGCTGCTATTCCACCGGAATGGCTGCTTGGTGAATCAGACCTGGGAGATATCGATGTCGTCATAGCGCGTATATATGAAGTATTGAAGGCACAGTCAGCACAGGCACAGCAAGACGAGGCATTAGGTGTGACCGATGCCCTTCAGAATTTAACACAAAAACAATTAGCAATGCTACAGCCAGATTCACCGAAAGGTCCTGGCGAGAAAAATTAAATAGATTTCGGATTCCCGTATAGGCCCGAAACGTAAGTAATCACGTGGATTCGCCGACAGGCCCCACAAACAAGAGGTATTTATCATGGTCATTGAAAATAATGAGATTGAGGCTGTAAACCAGGACGTTGTTGACCCGTCTGATTTGAGTTTAGAAGAAATCGAGGCCCTTGAGAAGAAAGAGGAAGGTGACCCGGAACCAGATAAGAAGGAACCGGACAAACCCGAACCCGATAAAGATGTCAAGGATTCCCCTGATACCGAAGAACCAACAGATAAGCCTGATAAAGCAGAACCAGAGCCGGAAAAGGAAATTAAAGCAGATACAGATCCGAAGGAAGTTAAACGGGTTGAAGATTTGCGGAGATTAACTACAAAAGCTCAACAGGAAGCTGCTGAATTGCGTAGAAAACTTCAGGAAGTCAATAACCAACTGGCAGAATCAAAGAAAAACAGTTTTCAGAAACTTGACGACGAGGAAAAGGATGAATTAAAGGAAACCGATCCCGATGCTTATATTGAGTATGTTAGAGAAGAAGAAAAACACGAAAACGAAATTAAGGCAGCGGAAACCGAACAATTAGAGAAGTTGACCGAAATTCAATCTGGTGAAGTCTCTAATTTTATCCTGGATCGTTTTGGTCTTGAGTTTGATTTAAGTATACCATACGATAAACAGAAAGATGAGATTAAAGCCCTTGTGGATAGTGGAAAGCTGAACAAAATTGATGAATACCTTGATAATAATGTAAAGTCTCAAAATGGTGTCTACACTGCATCGCAGATGGATGATGCCTATACTGTTGTTTTTAAAGATGAAATTATCGCCGATAGTAAAAAGAATGTTAGAGAAGAAGTGCTCGGTGATATAGAGAAAGCTGCTGGCGGTGGTTCTGTTCTTGATAAGATACCTTCAGATGGTGCGAGCACACGGACAGGCAAGAAGGATCCGAATGATTTAAACCAAGAAGATATTGAGAATTTAAGCGAGGCAGAATGTGATCAGATATTAGCCAGTAGCGAATAAACTAACTAAAACGAGGATATTATAAATGGCTGATACAACTTACGGGCATACATTTTCGGGTAACTTCCCGAAGGTCATGTTTCGTAAAGCATTCCTTCAGGCGGTAAAAGCTGGTTTTTGGGGAAAGTTTGGCAAGTTTACTACGCCGAACATGAAACCAGTTAGCCCAAAGAATACGCCCAACCCTGTAAGTGCGCCTATTGTTATTCAACATGAGTTGGAGAAACAAAAAGGCGATATGCTGGAAATCCCCATCCATCGTAATTTGAACGATCTTCCCCGTCTTGGTGATCAACAAGCCAAAGACCACGAAGAACGACAGACAGTCAATTTCGCGCATGTACCCATCGAGCTTTGGCGACATGGTGCATTGCCTGTTGATGGCTCTATGTCAAAACTTCGTAACGAGGTAGATTTAGTCAAATTCGCAAAGCCAGCACTCCAGAATCATTATGTTCGTACAAGTGAATATTTAGGTGCGACTTACTCACTGTTATACGGATATTCATATAATACGATTACTTCTGGAGCGTTTGCTGCTGAAACGTATCATGGTATATCAACACTGCATCCGCACATATTCACTGCTGGAAGTGGAAAGGTCGGTTATGGCAGCGGTTATCCTGGTAATGCAGGATATGAAACCCTTGTTGCTACTGATGTGGCCGCTGTAGGGGCTGCTGATGTATTCGACACAAACTTCCTGGATGCTCTGAAGGCTGATGATACAATTCAGAAAATCAAACCCATCGTAATGAATGATGGTAATCCAATGCGGTTATTGGTGATTCATCCTTACCAGGCTTATACTCTGTCACAGGATACCAAATTCCGCGAACTGGTCGCTTCAACAATGGCCCAGGCTTATGCCAAAGATAATCCATTGCTGATTGGTTGTAAGTATGTTTACGAAGGTTTTGCAATCTTTGTAAGCGATACGGCTGTTCAACAGTGTTCATCTGACGGCACGACTGCTACATTTGGTCCATCTACAATCACCAATCTTGATTCGTTTGAATCTTATACAAGTGCTACGATGTTTGCAGCTTTTGTAATAGGTGACAATGCGCTATTTAAAGGCATTGGCGGTAGTTATGAATATCGCAAACGTACCGATGATTACGGTGAAGTAGAAGGTATTATCTGGCGCGCCATTGAAGGCTATTCACGGGCTGATTTCTGGAACCGTGATGATGGAACTACAGGCCAGTATTTAATTAACGAAAGCTCTGCAATCTTAGTGACGGCTGGCGCCGCTCCACCATACTAAATAGGGGAGGTGATCAAAAATGGCAGATGTTGCAAATATAGCTGTAACTAAAATCGCCGATAATGATGATTTCTGTACATATCAGGCGACAATGATCCATACTGGCGGTGCAGAGGACGACATCACATCTCAAGCGATGTACGTTGGTTTTTCTGATCCATTTAACAAACCTGGCGTTGTTCATGTTGAAAGTATCGCTTCGACAGCGAATTCCGATGTTCATATTTATATCGGTGGTCTGTTTGATAACGATCTTTCAGCGGTAGCTTATGGTGTGTTAGATACTTCGCTTGACATTGATGGTACAGGACTTAACCGAGTCACCGCTTTTGGTTGGCGTACAAATGTTAATACGCTTGCCAGTAGCCTTATCTTGCTTTCAAGTGAGGCTTTGTGTGACTATATTGTTATTAAATCAGATGGTCAATCATCCAATCCAGCAACAACCAGTAACTTGGTTACGATCAAGGTTTGGAAATCGGCGGCAAGGAAACAAGTTAAGGGCCATGTAAAAGATACGGCTTAATGGCCTAAATCCATAATAATTAAGCGAGGAAAAAATTATGGCTTATGATGTAGTACGAGTGATCCCCAATGTTCGCCTTGAGAATCGTACCAAATACGAAGGAACAGGAACGATTTATGTTCTGAAGATGGAATCAGAGGATAAAGCCTATTCCTGGGATTGGATTTGGTATGCTGGTGCGCCTTCGACAAATTTTACGGCTGCTCCGGTTGGATCGATGTTTTTCGATATAACCAATGGCAACGCATATTTGAAAGAGGACACAGCGGATACTTGGACTGATCTTACGGTTGCATAATTCACAGGATATGGTGGTGGGGAATCCTCTACCACCATATTTTTTAATATTAATTATATTAGGACATAATTCGCTATGAAATTATTCACAACCGTACTAAGAGAAAAACGTTTTAGACCGATTAATCCTGAAACTAATAGGGTGGAGTATGATAAAACTTATTGGCTAAAACCCGATGAGCCGACCGAAGTCCCTGATAGGGATGCCAAGATACTGTTAAGGCAGAATCCCCATTTGGTTTCAACTGAATCAGCTCCTAAGCCTAAAGTTGAAAAACCTATAAAGGAAGTAGCTGTAAGTATTACGCCAAAACCGGAATATGTTGGCGCACCCTGGAAAGAGAAAACAACCTTACCGGATCAAACGCCAAATATAATGCCGGAAATTACAGATGAGCAGATGAAAGTATTAAAGAAACTGGCTAAAACTAAGGTTGAAAATATTCCTTTGAAGGATATTCGGTCATACGGTAAAATCTTAGGTGTGGGTATTAAACCCACTTTAAAAGGTGAATTACAAAGAACACAGCTTTTAGAGAGGGCCAACGAATTATTGCCTAATTAACCACAGGCATAGAATATGACGATTGCTTATGCTGATGTTTTAGCTGAGGTTGCTGGCAATTTACAGATGGACCCGACAGATACCGAGCTTTTAAGTAAGTTCGATATTTTGAACAAAGCCAATGCTGCACAACGGGCAATATTGCGCAAGGCCCCGGTGACACAGATTGATAATATTTTAAAATCTGTTACTGGTGATCTAAGCATTAATGTTGCTTACTACCAGTGGCCTTCAGACTTTATCCGTGTTAGTGACCTTTGGGTAGATTATGATAGTACGATTTCAGATACCAATATTGGTAACGAGGCTGTATTAGCACCTAAAGGTATTTTTAATGCGAGATCCCTGGACAAACGACCATCACAGATATACCCAAGCTTTTTTTGGGTAGATGGCGGTTTTGAACTAAGGCCAATTCCCGATGGCAATGTTACCGATGGCTTTATGTTAAAATATGTCTATGAAATTCCAGATATGGCCCCATCTACACAAGATAGCCTCTTACGGTCAGACCTACAAAATGCCCTTGTATTCAAAACAACTGAGCTATGTGCCTTAGTGGATGAATTCAGTCCCGAAATGGCTAATAGGTTTGGACAATTGTTTATGGATGAAATAGCAGGCTTATGGGCTGATAATGTTGATCTTAAACGAAAAAAGGATTAACAAATGGATGTACTTGAAATATTGTCGTCAATTAGAAATGCACTCAATTTACATTCCGAAAGCGAATTAAGTACAAGAGAATTACTCAGATATATTAATCAAGCATACACAAAAGAGATTATTCCAAGTCTGTTTGACCATATTCGCGCTGATCTCTACACCGAATCAGACCTGGACGACCAAACAGGCGAAACAGTTACAAGGCCAACATTAGCTGATAAAATTATTGCGGTAGATCGTGGTGGTTATCCTTGTATTTTTGTGCCTTTGCGGAAGAAACATAAGATCGATCATTATTACGGTAGAATTAAACAATATCCTGATGATGATACAAAACATCCGTTATATTTGGAAGAAGGTTCTAATATACGGATATATCCAACTCTTGATGATACCGATGTAATTATATCATACCGGAAGAAACTGCCAGAGCTTGTTTATGGAAAAGGAACGGTAGCCTCTACAACTGCTTTAACGCTTGATACGTTTGTTTCTATTATTGACGATATTTATAATAATCATCAAATTGTACTTTATTCGACTTCAGGGACAACTATTACGCCTGCCGGCATTTATACTATTTCTGATTATGTGGGTTCAACAAGAGTGGCCACACTGAGCAGCGCGGCAAGTAATGGTACTTATGAATATGCACTTGTACCAATAGTTCCTGATGTATTCCATCCCCTTGTTATTGATGCGACATTTATTGAGCTGGCGAAAGCTGGTAAATATGAGCGCAATATTACCACAATGAAGGGTGAACTGGAATACGATATTCAAAAAACTCAAAATAGCTATGTGCGAGACTAATGAGAAAATTAGATATTCCTATCATCCCGGGATCTATGATCTCAGATGTGGTAGAAACAGATTTAGGTATAGCCCAACACGAAGAAGTACAGAATTTACGGCAGAATAAACTTGGTGAATGGGAAACAGTTAAAGGATATATAGAGCATTTAACTGGTGCGACAAATTTAATAAACGGTATCGAAATAACATTCGATGAAAACGATGATCGATTTCTGTTAATGCAGGAAGGTACTACGTTAATAAGAATCGATTATGACAGCGGTTATGACTATGCCGATGTCGAAGTCCTCACCTTGCCCTCAGATGTTTCAATTCTATCCACTCAGAAGTTAAGGTTCTTCTCATTTCGTGGTGTAGTACGTATTACGGGTGCTGTGCTAACGGCTGACAACACGGTTCATGTTCCATTGTGGTATGGGTATATTGATAGAGACATTGAAAGATTGGGAACTACGGACATAGAACACACAGGTTGGTATTTAACAAAAGCTACCGTTGATTTAGATCCTGATTTTACAATGTCAGGTGGTATTATTGGGGAATTCATATCTACAGACACTTCTGGATCTGGTTCAGATGAAAGCGAATTTGAGACTGTTTATGTTAAGGTTTTTTATATTTCAGATAGAGGTCAATTTAGTCTTCTAAAAGATATTGACCAAATGGTTACGTTTCATGTTAAAACTACCAATTTAACACATTTAGCTTATGCAATAAATTTTCAATTGCTATTACCTTATGACAGCGGCGGCGATGAATTGTTCGAAGATTATCCAAGATTTACCGGCCTGGCAATCTGTATTGGATCTAAAGCGTTGTATGATACTGATGCGGATGTCGCAGATATTGTTAATTGGGAAGTGGTTGATGTTCTTGATATGACCGACCAAGACAACAGAGAAATTTCTTGGGTAGACTGCTTTTATGACACTTCATTTACTTTAATCCACGATGATACATTTGATAAAACACAAGTTATTGTAACACATGGCCGGATAGATAATGATACTAATGAAGCTACTTTCAGGCTTCTCCAAGCTCATTTCATGGCGGATGCACCTGTCACAATAGTTGGACCGGCTGGCACAGTAACAACTACAGTTAATTCAACTAATATGGCGCAAATTGTAGATGGCGGCGTTGGGTCTATTTGGATGGAAATGTATTTTAATGATGCGGTTACAAGTGCTTTTAATTCTGATCCTGAAACTCAAGTACAGGTAGATTTTGTATTTCCAAAGGTTTATTTTCCTGGGGCTACTTTATGGCGTTATAATGTTATTCTTGATTTGGTTGGTTATTCAGGTACGGATTTTGCTGATTACACAGACATTCTTGCATCTTCTGAAGATATTGATCCAGCGTATTCACATCATGCTATTATTAACGAAAGAGCTTTTTGTCTTTCCCTTGAGGACGAGGAAGAAGATGTTGTAAGATATAGCCCATTATATCAATTTGATGTTTTCCCCAATGCTAATATCATTCAAACTCAAGTCGGTGATGCAGATAATAATGTTGCGATTGTTAAACGTAGTGATCGACTGATGATATTAAAACATAAAAGTATTTCACAGATACAATTCATTGGTGATAATTATTATGAAGATGTCGGATTCGCAGACAACGGTATTTACTCGACCAATGACGGTTATATCTCAATCCTTGATACTGTTTACTGGATGGATAAGGACGATATTTACGCCTATTCAGGTGGAATTAAGCCAACGCCATTAATGCAAGCACTGGATTTAAG